ATACCGATGTCTTCCCGCTTGAACCCGAAGTGCGGTATCAGCGTTTCGTCAATCCATTGGTCTCGCAAGTTCTCCTGGTCTACCACGATCAGCGTGGTGCGGCCAAACTGCGCAGCGACGTAGAGGGAGGCGATGGTCTTGCCGAAGCCTGTCCGCGCCCGGAATACCACGTCGTAGTAATCGCCGAAGCAATCCAGCAGGTCCGCGACTGGCTCTTCCTGGTAGTCCCGCAGGCTCGGTACGCGCGGGAACCGGGCAGCATGCCCCTCGGACGTGCAGTCCTCCCATTCGATCTGCAATTGATTGCAAAACCGAATCCCGAATTGGCGAGGGACAGAAAGAAACTTCCCGTCCTCTGCATAGACCGGAACCTTGATGTCTGCCTCCGCCCCCATCGGTCGATACTTCAGGGTCAGTTGGCGCTTCAGGCTCTTGGTATCTACTTGAGAGATGGGAAGTTTCATCGCCCCAGACAATTGCGCCTGGGGCATGGCCTACGCTCCGCGACGAAGGGCCGCGCGACGCGACGCTACCGAAGCCCCGGTGCGGCGCGGAGGATCGGCGTCCTGGCCGGCATCGTCCGCAGGGTCCGCATCCTCGGCGGGCGCAGAACGACGCGCAGCCGCGCGGCGGGCAGGTTGTTGGGGCGGATCATCGTCAGTCTCGGCGGCCTCGCTGCGACGAGTCGTGCGCGAACGCTGCGGGGGATCGTCATCAGCTTCCGCCGCTTCGCGTCGGCCCCGGCGAGCCGGAGGATCGACATCATCATCGGGCGGTGCGCGGCGGCGCTCACTGCGGGATTCTGCGGCATCGTCTTGGTCCTCGGTTTCGGCGTTGCGGGATCGGCGGGCGCTGCGGCTGCGCGGAGCGTCGTCGTCGTCCTGGTCCGCGTCGCGGCTGGGTCGGGCCGAACGGCGGCGCGGAGGATCATCGTCATCGTCGCGGTCGCGGCGACGGCTGCTGCGGCCGATCTCACGGTCGTCGTCCTCGCGGTTACCCGTGCTGGCGGCCCCGCCGACCAGAGCGCGCAGTTGCTTGTCGGTCATTTCGGGGAAAATGGCCTCGTAGTCGAACGGCTCGTCACCGATGACTTCGTGGACCTTGCCTTCCTTGTCCTCGTACTCGGTAACGAATTCCTGGAGTTCGTCTTCCTCCATGAAGTCGAGGAATTCGATGTCCCCGCCGATGGACGCATCCTTCTCGCCGTCGCGGGTCATTTCCAGGCGCATGCCGCGCAGCGTGCCGTGCTTCTCGTAGAGCCGCGCGATCTTCTTCTGCTGCGCCGGCTTGACGACAAGCAGCTTCTTCGACCACTCGACTTCATCGCCGTCCGCATTGGTGTAGGGCGTGAGGTCGATGATCGTGAGATACATCGCGTAGTAGGAGGGGCGATCCGACGCAGCGCAGACCGGGCAGTTGGCCGTGGCGTCGATGCAGGGCGTGAAGAGGGACCAGCGCTTCGTACGGGCATCCTTGAGTTGGTGCTCGTACCGGAAGAAGTCCGGGCTGTCATCGACGATGACGATCTCGCGGGTTTCCCCGACCGAGCAAAAGAAGCGGAACGGCTCACGTACCCGGTTCTTTGCGGCTTCGCGTCGTGCTTCGGCGCGGTCCTGTTCTTCCTGCATCTTCTTGAGTCCGGCCGCGCCGCGATACTGCGACGTTCCGGTCACTTCGGTCCGCGCCGGAGCGCGTCGAGCGGTTCTTGCGGTTGCCATGAGTTGACTCCATGTAAACGATGACCAAACGGTCCATCAACGCCTTGGCAAGATGGCCTGGAACTCCAGCCAGGATCAACTTACCTCGGTCCTTCGTGTTCGCAGGATTGATGACGTTCGCTCCCCGCCCGTAGACGGAGACCTGGACCGTGCCTCGGGCGAACCCGAAGAGCGTCCCAGATGCGATTGTCAAAACCCTTCTCGAACCTTTTCCTTTGCCTGTTACTGCGGGTATTTCCAGTGCCAGGACGACGCATTTGCCATCCTTGAGCGGCATCAATCTATCCAACAAAAAGTCTGGGTTTCCAGGACATCTCCGGGATGTCGTTCGTTTGCGATCTTGTGTCATCGCGTTCTGCGAATATAGCGTCTAGGCTTCTCATCGTCAACGTACAGGGTTGACTTCTCGATCATCTCGTCGAACTCTTCGGGCAGCATCTCGCCTGGGTCTTTCAACCAATGGCCGCCGCCCTTCTCGTTCGGGTTTTCGATCCACACCCTGGGGTATTTGACATTCAATACCGTCAAGTATCGCCAGAGTTGCTTGGACGCGGTAGCAGCACCGTCTTTGCCTGCCTTGTCGTTGTCGTAGAAGGTGTAGACCTTCTTGCCGATGTCTCGGAAGATCGCGGCCTGATAATCCGTCATGGTGGAGTGCATGACTGCGCAGCCGGGCTGTCCGCATTCCCAGGCATTGGCGTAATCGAACAGGCCCTCGACAACCAAGACGTGTCGCCCGGCATCCTGAACAGCCAGATGCGACCCCAGAACGCAATGCGCCTTCTTCAGGCCGTAGTAGTCTCGGACTTTCAGTTCTGCGGACTTGTGGACCGCCCGCCCGCTGAAGCCATACAGGAGACCGTCTGGCCCGCGTACAGGGAACAGGATGCGCTTCTGCCGGTCGCTGTTGGTGTCGCCCGGGTCATACAGCAGTTCCAGCCGGCGCGCGGTAGCTTCGGAGATGCCCCGCCCACGTACATAGGGGTGATTGTACGCCGGAGGATACAGGTCCATGTAGATGCCCTCGTCGATGGGCATGGCGATGTCTTCCATCCGCGCCCGCTTGGTGGCATCCCAGCCCTTCAAGGTTCGAGGCCCCAGGAATTCTTCCTTCTCGATCTCGCGCACCAGACTATCCAGGTCTTCACCGGAATAATCCGCGTACTCCCGGATCAGTGCATGGAAGGGCTTCTTGGTGTGGCAGGTAAAGCAATTTCCTGACACTATAAATTCGCCCAATACGAAAGCGTGGTGGCCTTCAACCTCTGCGCAATAGACCTCCTCGCGCCGATTTGTCGGAGTAACGGATACGATCCGCCAACGCAGTCTGTCATAGTCGTTCGTAGACGCCTCGAAGCGCGCCCGCTGATCGTCCCGGATAAACAACTCTGGGGAGAGGCTGGAGCGTACGAAATTGAGTCGATAGATATGGGTATCTTCTGCCCCGAATCCTCGACGAACTTGGTGATTGATAGGGTAGGTGGCAATACCTAGACGCAAGCAAATGTCTCGTACGTACTCCAGGTCTTCCCGCCGCGCAGAGTTGAGACAAGTCAGGCCCCGTTCATCCACGCAACCATCCGTAGCGAGGTAGCCGGCGAGAAAGCCTAGCAAATATCGGTCCGACGAAGTTGCTTCAGGCGAGAGCTTCATGAAACCAAATCGCCCGCTAAGTGCGCTCTTGTCAGGATACTCCGTCCGGTTGGTGGCTATTCCCGCCAGATACCTACTCAATTGTCTCTTTTCTCCGAATAGCTCCACTCGCCCATGAGCGCCCCGCGCGGTGCCGTCACCGAACATAACTCCGTGCAAAACGCCCGTTTTGTCCAAAGTCCAATCTTGGCGTCTTGCCGGTATAGTCGTCTGCAAATACGCATTGGGGCGCAGGGTTTCGGTAACTCGTTCGCGTTGCCTGCCCCCGCCTTCGGGGACTTCAAACCAACGATGATTGGCCGTAGCGTATATCGTCCTGCTGACCCCATTGCGTTTGAGTTCAATAGCGTACAAACGCTGCCGCCCGAACGAGCGAAAAGGCGCTCTCTGCCAAGAACCGTCGGGCATCAACAACTCCGGTTCAGTACCGGCCAAGTCTCTGGCGAGGCGTATACCGTCGCGCGTGATAACCTCGGTTTCGCCTGCTAGGCAATTGCAGATCGAGACATCGTTGTCGCTGACGTGGATGCCGAACGACGGGGAGCTATCGTGCCCCTTCTCGTGCTTCCAGGTCGCCAGCGGGCAGGGCATGGATACCCAGTCTCCGACATCGCGCATGGGATAGTTCGGACCCCATACGTCCCGAGCGACCTCTTTGATGACATCTCGATCCATAGCTTACTTGCGGCCCTTGACTTTGACCGGCTCGACGGTGATCTTGCTGCCCGTCTTCGCGGCGGCGGTTTCCTCCTTCGGCAGCTTGGCATATTCCCGGTCGCTGAGGACTTTCTTGACCTCCCCGATCTGGACCTTCACCAACCCCCAGAACTCGTCCTGCTTGCCCATCTTCTTCAGGTAGTTGAACAGATCGATGACATCAATGTCCGTGCTGGCGCGGGACATCGTGTCTTCGATAACCGCCCGGTAGCCGTGGTTGATGACCTCGCCGCTGATCTTGCCGTCGTGTATCAGCTTGGCGATCTCCGCGACCAGAATCTCACGGCGAGTTGTCGCCTCGCGCAGTTCCGCATCGACATCTGCAATCAATTGCAAACGGTTCCCGATCTCCGCAATAGCCTCATCGGACGGGGAGGCCGGGGAGGCTGCGCGGGTGCGCCGAACAACGCGGGTCGATGCCTCGGCTGCGGCCGGCTTCGCGGCGGCGGTGCGCCGCAGGGTAGTGATACGGCGGGCCGCCGTGGCGTGTTGGACAGGCATGGGTATCTCCAGTGTGGGTAGTCATAATTTACCGCGTGGAAGACCGCGAGTCCTGCGACACGCGAGTCCTTCTGATAATACGTGACGGCCGGGCAGGTGCGGTATCCGCCGTACGGGTGACCCGGCGCATCGGTTGCTTTGCCTTCGGCACGGCCGGGGATACCCGGACCATGCGACGGCGACGCTCGACGACCTCGACGTTCTCCGGCTCCAGGTCCGTGGGCAGCGTGTATGGGCTGCGCAGGATGCGGCCGTCGTTGGGTGGACGCTTCTGCGCCGGAACGGCGATCAGCATCTTGCCCTCCTTGTCCTTCAGGTGCTCGGAGTTGGCGAAGTCGTAGGGGCGATCCAGAGAGAAATCAGGCAGTTCGTATATCTCGCCCAGGTTGAGTCCGAAACCGGCCTCGGCCAAGATCGGTGCCTTCATCGTCCGACCGAACCAATCCTTGAGCGGGTTGGACTCCATGTAGCCCTTCAGCGTCTTGAGGCCCCAGTCCAGATACTCGCATTTGACGTAGGCCACGATAGCGTCGTGGACAAAGCCGACGAACTGGAAATACTGGGGGTCGATCTCGTCGTTCATCCGGCCGAGCGCCATAACGCCCAGGCTGGAGCCGAATTCCTGGACGGGACTGTTGATGGCCTGCCGACCGGCTTCCGCCTGGATACCTTCTTCCGGCGAGTCGATCATCGGCAGATGGCGGCGCAGACCCGAGTACGACCGGACATACTTGTTCTTGGCGGCCAGGGCGCGCATCCTCTCGTGCCACAGCGGTAGGCGGCTGTACTTCTTGAAAAACGCCGCGCGGATGCGCTTCGACTCGTTCTCGGTGAACTCCACCCCGTATTGCGTCTTGGCGTAGCCAATGAACTTGCGCCAACCCATGCCATAAATGAATCCGAAGTTGATGGCCTTGGCCTTGGTCCGCCATTCCTTCTGCTTGTCCTTCGGCATCTGCTTGAACTGGGCCTCGGAGACGCCCAGAACGACGCATGCGGTGGTGATGTGGATGTCCCCGCCCGTCTGGTAGATTTTGATGATCGTGGGGTCGCCCGCCATGTCGCCAGCGATGCGCAGTTCGGCCTGCGACAAGTCTACTTCCAGGACGTAATAGCCCGGGGGCGCGACGAACATCTTACGGTAGGTCATCGCCATCTGGCCGCGCTTCGGGAAGTTCTGTCCGTTCGGGTTATCCGAGGACGTGCGACGTGTGACGGTCTTCGACAGCGAGTAGTTCGGCCGGACCTTACCATCGACTACGTACTTGTTGCGGAAGCCGATGATATTGGTGGACAGCAGCCGTTCGTTCTTGACGTATTCCGCCAACTCCATCGTGAATGGGCACTCATCGAAGAAGTAGGGCAGATGGTCCTTGCTCGACGTGCTGGCAACGCGCATGCGCTCCGGCAAGTTGGCCGTAGTCTTGGTCCAGACGACAGGCTTCAGACGGAATCCCTTGGGATGGGTGAAGAGGATGTCGCGCAAGAAGTCCTGGCGCGAGAATGACAGCGCTGCGGCCGGGTCGTTCTTGAATCGCGGGTCTGCGACGTGCTGGCGCTTGATCTCGCGGGGAACCTGGGCCAGCAGAGACTGCCGCTGCTCTTCCACCTTCTGGCTCAGGAACTGCTGGAACTCGGGCAGCGCTCGTTCGTCGTCAACGAACATACCTCGCGTCTCGATGGCCGAGAACGCATTCAGGCCAGGGATCGAAACCCGGCAATAGTGGTTCCAGTCGCCGTCGTCTTCCATGACCTTCCTTTCAAGGGTGAGGTACAAGCGGTAGGCTGCGATGGTGTCCCCGCCGACGTACGGGATCATGTCGTTCCAAGGAACCTCCCACATGCGCTCCTTGTTGTACTTCGCGTCGAACCAGTCCGAGTATGCAGCCATCTCGGGGCAGTGAATCTTGACCATCGAGGCCAAGTCCTTGTTCATCGCGTTTTCGTCGTAGACGGCCGCCAACATCAGGGAATCGCCGCCGATTCGGAAACGAATACCCTCCGTCATCCAGAGAGCCACGTTGTCGAACTTCAGGTTGTGCCCGACGACCAGCGTTTCCTCGCGGCAAAGCAACTTGCGCAGTTGATTGCGCAGCTTGGGCCTGTCCTTCTCGGGTATCGAGTGGCCGGGCATGTCCCAGGGCAAGACATACGACGTGTTCTCGTCCACGGTGAACGACATGCAGAGGATTTGGAACTTGGGTTTGAAGAACGACTTGCCTTCGTGCAGAGCGCGCTTGTAGCCGCGAACGTCTACGCCGCCCCGGAACCAACTCAGGCCGGTGGTCTCCGTGTCGAACGCCAGCAACTCGGGCTTCATGTCGATCAGGAACTGGAGATCGGTGACGACTTTATAGTCTCCCGCCCGGACATCGCCCGCCTTGCGGGCATCGAAGCCAGCGGCGACCAGCCGGCCCAGCGCAGCGGCATCAGAAGCCAGGAACGGCTCGTTCTCGGGGTAGCGTACTGCTTGGCCGGGATGCAACATGGGCATGAGCATCTGACGGAATTCGTCCGTCTGCTGGCCCAAGCCCCGCACCTTGGTGATCTTGACCGACCGCCCGACAACCTGCGATGTAGGCTCCGCGCCCAGGGAGATGATCGCGTCTGGCTTGTACTCCTTGATCGCGTTCACCATGTGCTGGCGGCAATGCTTGTGGATGGTCTTCTTCTCTTTGTTGGTGTACTCGTTCTGGTCATACGGGCAGAGGCAGATGGGGTGGTAGTTGAAATCGTCGTCCTCGAAACCCTCGGTCTTCATGTGCTTGAGGAACATCTTGTGCGTAGCAGGAGGCATCGCCCGGTCTTCCTTGACGCCGGGTTTCGAGATTGGATCGACCACGACCATGAAGCGCGCTTCGTCGATGTAGTCCGGCTCCCAGGGCCTGTGCTCCCCCTCGATAGGGCAACCCTTGCAGAGTTCAGGATCAAACGCCATTGCCGGCCTCCCGTTTCTCTTTGACCTGGGCGCAGGTATTGCTGAGTTCGACCAGGGCGTTGTCAAGTTCGATGTAGGCCCTGTCGATCATCTCCCGCGCAACGACGACCGCGCGTGCCTGTCGTGCAGCTTTGACAGACAGCGGATTGAACTTGTGGTCGCGCATCCACTGCGCATCCAGAAAATCAATTTCGTTGATCTTGTACGGATCGGTGTTCATGTCCTTGGCGTTCATTCTCCCAGGCCCTCATTGTTGTCGCCCAGAACCTCGTCCTCGGGTATCGCGGAGAAGTTCAAAGGGGCAAAGCGAAAATGGAAGTTCAGGGTGCCTTCTTCACCCTCCCGGCCTTTCATGAAAAAGACCTCCCGGCTGCGCGCCGGCTCGATGGTGTTGCCCGGGCCGAGACGGATGACCAGCGAGCCGTTCTGGACCAGTGCGTCGGACATACCGACCGTTTCCAGCGAGCCATCTTTGCCGCCTTTGCCCGCCATCCGGTTGAACTGCGTGGTGCAGACCACGGGCAGGTTGCGCGACAGCGCGATCATCTTGAGTTCGTCCGCGACGTAGGCGACTTTCTCGGTGCGGCTCATGTTTCCCTTGACCGAGGGCTTCAGCAGGTAGATGCCGTCGAGGTAGATGCCGTCCGGCCGCATGTCCTCGCATGCTGCGTCAATCTCGGAGACCTGCGAATTGAAGCCGAGGCTGATGACGTGGATGAGCATAGCGCGAGACAGTTCCTCGAACATCTCGGTAATGCGGCGCTGGTCGTAGGTACTGACCCGCCCGGACTTCAGTATCTGAGGGTTGATGCCGGTGGCGATTGCAGCCAGCCGGCGCGCGATCTGCTCTTCGTTCATCTCGGTTGTGCCGACCAGGATGCGGTGGCCCGCCATGATGGCAGACCAGACCTGCCACAGCAGGAACCATGTCTTGCCCATGCCTGGACGGGCGACCCAGAAAACGAGGTCGGCGTTCTGGTAGCCATCGGTGATCGTATCGAACTCGGGCCAGCCGCTGGTCAGGCCCGTCAACTCCCGGGTAGCGAGGGCGGAAGCCCGAAGCCGGTTGACAACCCGCTGGCCCAGTTGCTGGGCGTTGTAGACGCGGTTGACTGGCCGCCCGGCTCGCAGGGCCTGGAGCATGTCGTAGGCCGCCTGGGCGGCCCGCTCTATGGCCTCGCTGGTGGTTTCCTCCAGGGCAGACCGGAGGTTCGGGAAGACCTCCTTGGCCTGGGCGTTGGCGAATCGGTTGTAGCAGTTCGCCTCGTAGTATTCGGCCGTCTCCCGCGCGTTGCCGATGTTGACCCCGGTGTTCTCGCGGATCGTGGCCGCCTGCGGTAGCGACCCGAACTCACGATAGTGGCGGATGGCGTAGCGATGGGCCTCAACCTCCGGCCCGTCGATCAGTACCTGCCCGTCGAGCTTCAGCAGGATGCCCGGCTTGTTCTCGTTGATGCAGGCCGCTATGAGTTTCAGACCCTCGCTCATGCTTTCGCCTTTTTCTGGAGGTTGACGATCTTGGCCTTGCGAATCAGGCAGTCCACCAGACCGGAGGGCATCTCGGATGCATCGGCGATTTTCTGGAGCGGCCCCGCGCCGCTGGCAATGTAGTTCCCCTGCTCGTAGAGATGCCGGCGCAAGAACAGCGTCATGTCGATGGCCTGCTGACGCGACAGCGCGCCGAAGAGCGGATCGAACAGGTCGGGGATCGCCAGATATCCGCGCTGCGTGTGGCGGACAAACCTGGAGATTTCCCCATCCGCATCCATGAACGCGCCGCCATGGTACATCTCCAGCGTGCGGGCGGCAGACCCCAGGAACGAGAACCGCAACGAAGCGCCGCGCAGAACCAGGGCCTTGCTCAACGCCGCGCATGCGACCGTGCGTTCGTGCTCGGTGCCGCCCGTGATGTAGATCAGCGTTTCATCCATCTCCAACAGAGACGGCAGTTCATCTCGCAAATGCCCCAGCCCCGCATTCGTCATCGACTCCCGGTCGTACCAAACCGTGGCCGGTACGCCGGCCTCCCTCAGCTTTTGTTCGTCGGCCGCGATCTTCGCGTTCGACTTTCCCACGTTGATAGTCGTCATATGCCCTATTCTTCGTCATCAGTCTGGAAACGGGTGTCCTCCCCCAGGATCGAACGGCCCGCGCGCCGCGTCTTCGCTACTTCCTGGGCGGTGCGCTGCGCGATCCCGAACATGCGATTGCGCTCTTGGCGCAGATGCTTGTTCGAGCGGTCGAGGCGATCTACTTCGCGTTGTAGCGCAGAGACCTTCTCATCGGCAATCTTTTTGCCCAGGTCTTCGTAAGCACCGACCTTGTAGGCGGAGTAGTGCCGCGCAAACCAGGAGAACTTCAACGCGATGGTCCAGGCGTCGGGGTTCGGCAGCATGTCGTCGGCGTGGACCGTGGTGCCCGCCTTGCGGGCTTGGCGCAGGCCGAAGTTGTAGCGGTGTGCGAGGTCCGCCCAGTGCATGACGACAAAGCTGAGGAAGCCGCGCAGGTCTTCGACCTGATGCTCCTTGGCTCGCTTCTTCATCAGCCCATACGACTTGTCGGTCACCAGGGTGCGGGGAATGTCCACTTGTTCGTCGAGGATCAGGCGATCCAGGATCGCTTGTAGCTGGGCCTTGGATAGCGTGGAGACCTTGGCGCTGCCCGCCCTCTCCGCCCGCTGCGTGCGAGAGCGAGCGGTGACCCGCTCAACCGTCTGTAGGGCGGATTCTGTTTTGCAATCAATTTCAATTTGCCGGTTGACTCTGGCCCTCGGCCGCGCAGCGGTCGAAGAGAAAGCGTCAGCTTTCTTTTCTTCCTTTTCTACTACAGATACGGAGTATCTGTTATTTGGTCTATGCGTGGCATAGTCCCCCCTCTCTGCCACGCATACCCGGGTAGCGCGGGGGTTTTTGGGCAATTTCAGGTGCATTTCCGGCTCCAATTCGCTGACGGATCGGTAGTTCAGAAGGGTGGCGATCTGCTTATCCACGGCAATGGCGTGTGCTTTTGCCGTGCGCGGAGCGAGATTCAGGTACTCGACGAGGGTGATTCCGCTCGCCTGGATAGCCGCCGCCGACTTGATGGCGCGGTCCTCGACCTCTTCGATGTTGTCGATCTCCTTGAAACGGTCCATATTCAGGCCGTACTCGTGCGCGTCGTCGCCGCCATCGTGGCGTTCGGCCGCGCGGCGGATGATCCAACCTTTGTCGATCAGGGAGTACAGCGCCTTGCGGATCGTGGACGGCGACATGGGAAGGCCGCTGCAAATGCGCGCGCCGTCGTCGGTCACGACCCCATCGGTGAAGTGTCGAAAGGGGATGCGTTCGGCTTCCTTGCCCCAGCGTAATGTCCGGGACTTAACAAACCGTAGCACTATGACTTCAAATGCTGTGAAATTGGACTGGTAGAGATCGAGGTATTCATCTACAATTGTTCCTGTTGCGTTGGTCACCCAGTGCTTCAGGCCCTTCCCAGAGCCAAACCCCTTAAGCCCCCGCCCGCCAGCGGGGGTTTTTCTTTGCATGAGCATACTGCCTCCCTAGTTAATGCTCTCGATGATCCGGCAAGGGTATCTGCCGATCTTGCGACCATCTCTGGACCTGACCTTGCCCAGGGCTTCGAGTTGCCGCAAGCTGTTCTGCGCTGCCACGAAGGACATGGCTGTCGCCTCGCCGGCCTTCCGGGACGAGAACTCGACCGGCGCGCCGCCGCTCTCCAGCATTCGGAGGTTGAGGTAGGCGTACAGTCGAACGTCGTGCGCGGACAAGGCTTGGTCGGTTGCGGCAGACAAAACGCGGGCGAATGCGCCGTCCATTGCCGGTGCAGTCATGGTTGGTATCCAAGGGTTGATCGTGAAAAAAGAGTTTACAACGGATACCATCCCACGTCAACCATAGGGATTAGTCCGGGATTAGGGCAAAAGAATGGCCCGCAGGGCGGGCCAGGACGGCGCAGGAGCGTCGATCAGCCTGGGTACGTACCTTCCAGGGTCCAGCCCTCGTTGAAGACCGCCCGGGCCGAGATAAGCAGTACCTTGCCCTCTTCGCTGGACGGGTCGATCCCGCCCAGGCGGCAAAGATTCAGCCACTTTACCTCGACCTGCCGGGCGGCGTCGTAGCCCGAGAATCCCTTGGCCTCGATCAGCGTGTGGTAGCCGGCGAGCTTGCCGTCCTCGTTGTAGAGGCAGAGGGAGATATCCCAGTTCTGATTCAGTTCGTTGAACGTGATCTCGGTAGCGCGACGGACCTGCTGCGCGCCCAGGAAACCGAGGGAGAACCTGTCCGACTGCATCGCCTCCACATCGCCTTCGGGCGAGAAGTCGATGACGAGTTCCTTGCCCGTGTCGATCGTGCGTTCCGCGATAGCCTGCATCATGCTCTCCGCGCGGACCGCGTGCTCCATGTAGTTGGTGATGACTTTCATCTCGATCTCCTGGGGCGCGGTTCAGCGGCGGGCGACGTTCGTGCCGGGGTTGGTGGCGTAGAAGTCGGGCTTGCGCTTGTCGTCGCGGTTCGACGGGTCGCTACCGGCCAGAGCCAGTTCAATCGCCTGGGTGGCCTCCGCGCAACCCTTGCCCTGGAAGCCATCGGCGTCCACGACCGTGGAGCCGTCCGGCTGAACCGTGATGATGACTTGCTTCTGTTTCATGGTAATTCCTTCTGGAGTTGTGGGCAGGTGCGGCGCGGCTTAGAAGCCGGTGACCACGAGCTTTTCGACGCCATCGCTGCCGGTGATCCGGCGCGTCGAGTAGCCCTTCCTGCGGGCCTCGATCTGGGCGGCGTTGATGGCGTACGCCTGGAAGAACTTGCCCATGCGAGCCTGCTGGGCATTCTCGGGCTTGCTGGCCTTCGCGCCCAGGATACGGTCGATGTGGCCGGCGAAGAAGTCGGTGCGGGCCTCGTAGCTGCCGTCCTCGGATTTGTAGAGGCCGATATCGTAGGGCGCGTCGCCCAGCTTGATGACGTAATCGGCTTTGCCCAGGCCGGCTTGATTGGCGTAGTAAGCGCGGGGCGTGGCATTCTGTGCCAGGGAAATCTTGATGCCTTTGGCCGCCAGTTCGGCCACTGCGGCTTCCAGCGCGGGGATGCTGACAATCTTGATACTCTTGACAGACGTGGTGTGAGACATGGTTGGCTCCTATGAGCGAAGTGTTTGACGAAAGGCCAACGTACGAGAGGATTTTACGCTTGGTTTTTGCGGTTCAGGTTGGACACGAGCAATTAATTGATCTTCCTCCTTCTGGATGTATTCGTCGGGTAGCGGGATTCGGCCGCAGAACCCTATCAGCATTTCCCGGGCGCGTATGTCCCGCTCTGTCTGTAGGTCCAGGCGATGGAACCTGTAGAAGATGTGGTTCAACTCCATCGAACAGCGCTGCCAGTGCTCCAGCGACACAGCAGACAGTACGTTGACCAGGGTGTTCTCCGGTTGCCAGTTCTGCCGGGCGTTCGCTGAGAAGGTTGCCACAGCCTCCAAGAAGCGCCGCCGCGCGCGGGGCTGGGGCAACCCCTCAGACAGGCTGAGAATGGTGGTTCTCTCCTGCCTGGGGTGAATGACCGCTTCATCCGGGATGCCGAGGATTACAGACAGCGTGCCCGGACCGGCGTGGATGCGAGGTTCAGACATTTTGCAATCAACTTCAAACGCTGGACCTGCGCAGGCGGCCGATGCGGCGGACCGGCTCCTGCGCCATCTCGCGTACGACAACCTTGCCATCGGAGACGACGCGCTGCAAAGACGGCCGTGGCGTGGACTCGGGCGAGACGATGTTGATCTGGAAGTTTTCCTCGATCTCTTCCCGGCTCATGAAGTTGCGCTCGTACTGCCGCGCGATTTCCAGGCCGGAGGTCTTCAGCTCTTCCACACTCAGCAGATCGGCGTTGCCCTGGAAAATGATGTACTGGTCGCCCAGCAGGCTTTCGCGCCCGGTGGGCAACTTGGCCGAGACCGCCAGGAAGGCCGCCCCCTCGCGCAGGCGCAGAAAGATGGCCCCATCGGAGATTCGGACGCGGTTGCGAGTCCGGCTGATCTGGAACAGCAGGATCGTGCCCGGTTCGTGCTGGACGCGGTTGGTGGAGAATCCGCCGCCGATCTGTGGATGCGCGGTGGCGTGGACGTATTGATCGAAGCCCGGCCGGCGCTTGCCGGTGTTGACGGCGCTCTCGCGCTTGAACGGGCCTTGGACCCGGAACGACGCCACGGACAGCGAGGCGTTGGACAGGTTGATCTTGCCGTAGGCGATGGTGGCTTCCATGTAGCGAGGGCCGCTGCCCCCGTTACCAAAAAGCATGTCGATAGAGGCTTGAGTCATGAGGGTCTCAGTGAAGGTTGCGGCGCGGGGTGCGGACGATGCGCGCGGCGGGCTGGGTCGGTTCCGACTCGTCGGCCGTGGGCTTCTCGGTGCCATTGTAGGAGACCGAGATGGCGTTCTGGGCCGCCCACTCGATGATTCGATCGATCTGCGCCTTGTGCGACTTCGACAGCGGAACAATGGCCTTGAGGGCGGCCAGCAAGTGGCGCATCTCCAGGTCGTCGGCCTTCTGGTCGTTGTAGGCCAGGATCAGCGCATCCTTGACGGCCTGCTCGATCTCGGCCGGGACGTAGCCCTCGCTCTGCTCCAGGAACCGCTTGACCTCCGTTGCGCTGTAGTTCTCGATGTTGCGCTTGCGCTTGCGCAGATGGACGGCCAGGACTTCCCGGCGCTCTTCGTCGTTCGGCAGGCCCGTGGAGAAAATCTGGTCCATCCGACCCTTGCGGGTCAGTTCGGGCGGCAGACCCTCGACGCGGTTGGCCGTCATGACGACGAAGACCTGGGACTTGGTTTCCTGCATCCAGGTGAGGAACGCGCCCAGAACCCGGCTGGACGTACCGCTGTCCCCGCCGCCGCTACCGATGCCGCCCAGACCCTTGTCGATCTCGTCCGCGAACAAGACCAGACGGCCCATGTCCTCGACCATTTTCAGAGCCTGCCGCATGCGCGACTCGGAGTCCCCGATGAACTTGCTGAAGACGCGACCGAAGTCCAGGCGCAGCAGGGGAATGCCCAGCGTGCCGGCGATGGCCTTCGCCATCAACGACTTGCCGGAACCCGGAACGCCGGCCACGAAGATGCCCTTCGGCGGCTCGATGCCGAACTCCTTGGCCTCGTCGGAGAATGCATCCTTGCGGGCGGCGATCCAGTCCTTGAGGCGGTGCATACCGCCTACGTTGTCCAGGCTCTCGGCCGGGAACAGTTCCAGGATATCAGATTGCTTGACGACTTCGGTCTTGCCCTTGGCGATGCCGTCCATGAAGTTATCGGCCGTGACGCAGGGCTGGGCGTCGATGGACGCCTGAACGACAGAGATGGCCGCGTGCGTCTCGAACTCGTAGCGCGTCATGCCCTGGCCCAGCGCGCAAATGCGGTCCATCTCTTCGCTGGTGATCTTGGACGGCTTCTCGAACCCATTGCTGGTGTTGTTCTTGATGATGCGGTCCAGAACCTCCCGCAGTTCGGCGGCCGAGGGCGTGCGCATCTCGGTAACCAGGACCGTGCCGGTCGGCAGGGGCAGCGGGTTGTCGTTCGTGACCAGGATGATGCAGACGTTCGAGGTCGGCAGGATCGCAGCGTACTGCTGAAGCAGTTCGATGGCGTACGGGTTGTTCTCGATGAACGGGTGAGCGTTCATGTAAACGAAGTAGTGGATCGACGCGGCGTTGGCGCTGACGTTCGACGTGGGGTTGCGCAGGTCTTCCAGCGGCTTCAGCAGGGACTCGACGAAATCCTTGTTGTCGCCCTTGACGCCTTTGTTGTCCGTCAAGTTCTCGTTGGTGAATCGCCGCATGCCGTTGACGATATCCCATTCGTTGTACTGGTAGTTGGTGTCGGCCAGAATACTGCGCCGGAGAACCAGGGCCGCGCGAATCGACTCTCTGGTGCGAATCTGGATGAGAGACCCGCCCGCGTCAGCGAGCTTGAATACCTCGTCCATCAACAGGCTCTCGGAATGCTCCGAGGTCGTGACTTCGTTCGTCATGATGACTTCCTTGTATGTGAGGGGCGCTTTAGGCTAACCCGGTCTTCCAGGACCATGAGGCGTGCAATTGATTGCAACCTCGGAAGTCATCGTACTGGCTTATCAAATTTTTTGCAAGCGGGACACATGAAAAAGCCCGCCGAAGCGGGCCTGGACTACTTCTTTTGGTCGGGGGCTTTTGCCTTAGTGACGTAGGGTCGGAGGTAGTCTACCAGGGACCGCTTCCCCGCCGCACATTGCGCTGCGACGACGGCCAGTCCGGTAAAGTCCTGCTGCATGTCCCCTACCGCGTTACCGGGCCGGTCCCCCAGGGTGTCGCAGTAGCCCAGCCATTCATCTTTGACCCCGATCAGCGCGTTGCGGTACGTGTTGTCGGTTTGGTCTACCGTTTTGGTCGCGCAGCCGGCGACCTGGAGGGCGATTGCGGCGGCGCAGGCCGCGCGGCAGAGTTGTAGAGTTGTCGTGCGGCTTCCCATTGCTGTACTCCCTCTTCGGGTATCAGGACTTCATAGATTTCCTTGTACTGCTTGCGCAGCGTGGAGAGGCTGACGGCTATCTCCCCGCCCTGCTTGGTGATAGCTCCACGCAAGGCGCTCAATTCGGCGGCGATCTTGTCGGACCGCTGGTAGGTCTCGATGAGGTTTTGCCGCTCCTTGTCGAACTGCTCATGCATCGCCGTCTTCAGTTCGTCCAGTTCCTTTTGCTTGTTGCGCTGGGCGAACGAGTAGGAGGCGTAGGCGACGGACCCGAAGACCGCAAGGATGATGAGGCCCGCGAGGACGGCCAAGATCAGGTTGCGCACGCCGCTGGTGCCCGCGAAGAACGCTTTGATTGCTGTGAGCATGATAGCCTCAGAAGCGGGGGATGAATTGCTTGGCTCGGTCGAGATACTTCTGCCGGTCTTCCAGGCCCGTGGTGCCGCCGTTGATCGCCTTGACGACGGAGACGAACCCCTTGCGTACCCGGTCATCCAGACGGTTGTTCCACCAGAAGGCCCCCGCCGCGTCGAACCCATGAACCGGCTCCAGCAACAGTTCGGGGCGCGCGACCAGATCGAGTTCCAGAAGGAAGCCCATCAGCAGATGGTTGGTCTTGCCGGTGACCTGGATAGGGCCGTGGCCCGCATATCGCCGCCCGTCGCCGGATTCGTCGTTGCCCAGGGCATACGCGACCTTATTGGTCTGGTCCGAGGGCGTGGGCGGCCATGCCGCATTGAAGTTGCGTTCGTACTTCAGTTGCTGGGTGGTCGGCCCCCAAATCTCAGCCATCCACCGGAACTCGCCGCTCTCGTGCAGAAGGTTCGCCAGGAACATGGTGATCTCGTCGAACGTGTCGATCTCCCAGCGATCCATGGTCGAGGTAAGCAGCGGGGCGTACTCATCGGCCTTGGCCTGAGAGATGTTCGGGCCGATTCGACGCAGGATGTCGGGCGTGAGGATGAACATTCGTCAGTCCTTATTTGGAGGCGGCGCAGTCCGCGTAGAGCGTGACGACCGTGCGGGCGTACTGGCCCATGGCTTCTGCCGTGGTGACGCTCGGGTACTCCGGCAGCGTGGGGCAAGCCCTGCTGCGGTGGGCGCAGCCCGGCAACAGCATCAGCATTATCACAGCGAGAACGACCTTCTTCATGGTGACTCTCCAGCCTTCTTGATACGCTTGTTGGCTTCCTCGACCGCCCGCTTGGTGGCGGCGTTCTCCCGCGCTGCTGCGGCCGATGGCACGGCCGGCGCAGTCTTCAACGCCTTGTCGGCCTTCGTGGCGGCCTGCTGGGCAGTGCTGGCGGCCTTGCCTGTCTTTTCCGCCAGTATCGAGACCTGATTGGCTAGTTCCTGGATGCGGTCATCTTTCTCCTTCAGCAATAGGCCGTAGAAGTCCGCCTGCCGCTTGATCTCGATGCCGTGGGCCTCGTTGTTGTCCGCGATGTATTTGTTGAAGTCGGCGCGGATGTCGCGCCGCTCCGCCGTCGCAAGTACGTCGCGGGTGAACCAGCCCGTGCTCGCCCAGGCAACGCTGAGGAAGAGGCCGAGAGAAAACATTCTGGTGTAGAGCCAAGCCCGTTGCAGTTTGCATCGGGTGCTCACGGACATATTCTTCATTTGCCGTCTCCGCTTTCGTGACGTTCGCGCATTTCCTGGAGGTCTTGGTTTAGGCTTTCTACCTTTTCCTCCAGGGCCGTGATTTTGCCATTCAACTCCCCCACCAACTTGGTGAGATCGTTACGCTCTTTGGCAAACTGATCTGCGCGTTGTTCGGCTACGAGACGTGCCTGCCGTTCCGTTTCAGTGCGGGCGTTTGCTTTCTCCAGTTCCCGCGAGAAGAACTCCAGCATGCCCCGCTCGGCGCGGTCGGAAGCGATCTGCGTACCGTCTTTGGAGAGTCGCTGGCGGACGTAGAGAGCGCCAGTGATAACTGCCACTATCGCGCTTCCTATTGCCCCCCAGATGCCGGCCCCGGTGGATAGTACATCGTTCATTTCGCGCACCTGTGTTGGTGTTGGTTGGGTCGTAGTCATGACTACATTCATCGCCCTCGTGGTGGACGTGTAATCTGTCGATGAGCGATCCATTACCTACGCTCGATGTAGCCCGGTGAAGCAGGCGGCATATACCAGTTGCCCGAAGTTTACCCGGTACAAAAAGGGCGGTCCAGCACAATATCCAGGACCGCCCGAGGCGTGCAATTGATTGCAAAGTTTACGAGGTCGGAAACGCCGTGCTGCGCGGGATGTACCCGCCATCGTTGTTGTACCGGGACGCCTTGGTGAAGCGCACGTTGGCAATACTGAACTGAGAGAACGCGGTGGCTGTGTCGTACGGTATGGCCTCGCCCAGAGACAGCGGCAGGGTAGGGGCCTTCAAAGTTCCTATGGTGGAGAACTTCGCCATCATCCTGCCATCTCGGTAAAGCCGGGTCGTGTTCCCCGTCCGCTCGTAGCAGATACGAGTCCTGACGTTTTTACGCAGCATGCCGAACGTGGGATTAGAATCCACGTTCGTGCCGTCTACCGACGTGTAGAAATACATGACGTTCGATGACGCGCATACGGCGAGTGATCGCTCATTGGTATCTCTGCGATACAAACTCACTATGTCGTATGCCGTCGTCGTCGTCGTGGGATCGGTCATGGAGATGTCGAACTCCAGGCAAAAATCGCCGGAGACGGTGAAATCCGAGGCCGAACCAAACCGAACCGCGCCGCCCGGCTGGATGACCAGCATCCCATCAGCGAACGAGTTTTTGGTGGCATCTCGTTGGACTGCGGCCAAGGCGTGCGACGACAGGTCAGTCAGGTCGCTACTGAGCGGGGCCAGTAGCATGACATCCGCGAACTTCGCGTCCTGCGCCGCTGTGTCCTCGGCAAGCGGGGTCCAGTCAGGGAAAGGGCCGCCCGGAACCAGCGTAGGGACCGCAGGGTACTCGCTGGACGGCTCCAGGTACAGAATAGCGTCCGTCATGGGCGATTGCGGCGGGTAGGGCTTGTACCGGCCCTTGGTGGCCTCTTCGTAGAGGTATTCGTTGAGGTTCTGGACTTTGGAGCGGCTGTCCGGTCGCTCGTAGTCCTGAAGGATGCAGGCGAGCGCGCCAGCCACGGTAGGGGCAGAGAACGACGTGCCGTTCCATACGGCATAGTCGGTGCCCAGACTGCGGCGGCGGGCCAGGAAGACGTGCTGGCCGCACGCCAGAATATCGACCTCCGTCCCGTAGTTCGTGCCGCTCTGGCCGGTATTGTATGGGGCATCGTCGATGCGTATCCCGCCGCAGCAGACTACGCCGGGCTGTCGGAAAGGGGGGCTGCCAGAGATATCCCCGAGATGGGCGCGATCATTCCCTGCGCTGTAGCAGACGATCATCCCCGCCGCGATACAATCATTGATGGCCTGTACATACGTGACGGCGAGGGTGCTGGTGATGGATACGCTGATGACGGCGGGCCGCTTGGTTGCCGCGCGCAGGTTGTAGTCGTACAAGGCAGCATTGAATCCGCCCAGCATGGCCGAGTCGGATGCCTGCTGATTGTGCAGTACCTTGCACATGTAGAACCTGGCGTCTGGCGCTATGCCCGTGGTGGCTCCGACTATGGCGGAAGACGTGCCGGTCCCGTGGCCGATGTCGTTGTCCCCGTCTGCATCGGACGGCTGGTTCTCGAAGATCGTCAGACCTTTGCCTACCAGTTCCGGGTGGTTGTAATCGAACCCTGAGTCCAGGATGTACACGTCAACGCCCTGGCCGGTCCGGGCGCAGTTGAACTCGCTCTCCAGCGGGAAGCGAGCGCCCGGCGCGGCGAACGGGTTGTCCCGGTGCGTGTGGCGGGCCAGCCCCCAGTTCGCGCCAGAATACCCGTTATCGACGACGATATCCCTGTCCGCCCGGTAGGCCCCTTGGCGGTTGGCCTCGACAGCGAGAATAGCGGGGTGATCCTTCAGGGGGAAAGCCTCGGGCGTCGTGTCCTCGACGCGGAAGTGCCGACGAAGCGCCGAGAACCCCGACCATTCCATGCCCGAGTTCTTCAGCGCCTCGACGAAGGCTTCCCGATCAGCATCTTCCTTGATGACGATCAGTACCGCGCTCATACGACCTCCGTGGTTTCCAGAACCTCGATGGAGAAGAACGACGAAGCGTTGGCGTACGTCTTCGCGCCGGATTCCTGCGTATTGTACCGGACCTCGAAATAGTCGCCGGCCTGGACCTGTAGCACAGGGGTGATCGCGGAGGCCCCGCCATCCGTGTACCCGGTGGCGTCGCTGGTGCCTGCTACCCCTGGCTCCGCGCCGATTGCCCCATTCTTCATGAATTGGACAACGCGACCATTGCCTTTTGTTGCTTGTCCGGCGGCGAAGCCTATCCGGGCCATAAGGCGAATCTTCGTGACCCCGGCCGGAATCGTAAAACGGGAGGGGGACGCTACGGACCAGAAACTGTCGGTATCGTACATCGCTGCATCCCAGCTTACGGGCAGTACCGGAGCCGTAAGGCTCTTGTCGGCTGACCACCGAACCATCGCCCCCTTGAATGACTTGTTCAGGCCCTGATCTTGCGGGATGGCGACCTGCGGGGTGCCAGGGACATACTTACTGGAGGCAGCATCGTAGACGAGAACTTGACCGTCTTGCGGGGCCGTGGCGGTGACATCCAAAAGATCGCGGGTTCTGGCGTTCGTATTGGTGAACTCCAGAATCTTTATCACCATACTGGCCCGGGCTATTTGAGCGCTCGCACTGAGGTAGCCGCGCAGCCGCAGGATGTCCCCAGCAACGACATCAACAGGCCCCGTGGATATCTGGAGACCCGGATTGGAATAACCGCTGCTCGTGAGTTGGTTTACGGCGTCCAGCGAAGAGCTGTTTTTCCAGAAGATGAACTGGTTAGAGGGGACGGTGGTCATGTTGATCCCTTGCACCAGACCGATCAACTCCACCTTGGTTACGCCCTCCGGGACGGTGAACTGGTTCGGGTTGGTCGCATCCCAGAGATCGTCCGTGTCGAATACTTCCGTATCGAAACGCATGTCGAACCACGCACTCGTCGTGCTGTACGTTTGCGTGGCGGACTGCGTTATCCGCGCGCCCCGGAAGGGGGCGAGAGCGCCCCCGCCGCCCCCGCCGCCCGTGGCGGAGATTTTCGGACGCGCAGCATTGGTGCTATCGACCTCGACGTTTTCGCCAGCCTGAATTTGCGAAACAATGCCAGAAGAGAATCCGCTCATGCTAATACCTCAAATTCTAGAGATGGTGGGTCCGGGTCGCTGTAGGCGGTGCCGGCTCGGGTAGTGCCCCTTACGACAGGGTAGCGATGAGCAACGTCGTGCCGGTGGCGACGTACGAAATCGCACCGATGGTCGCATCGCTGGGGGCCTCGAAGGTGAGTGTTTGTCCGGGAGGCAGCGTGCCGCCCGCGACAGTAGCGTTCGCCGTGCCCGTATTCTGGAAGCTGACCATGCGAGCGCCGGCTGTGGTGTTCCCCGTCGTGGTGCTGGCCGTGACCGCCGCCGTGAGCGAGGTCTTGGCGGGCAGCGTAACCGGGATCGGATCGTCCGCCGTCATGTTCACGTCGAGCGGCGCAGCGCGCAATTCATCATCCGTCAGAGGGCCGGTAACCGGGAGAGGATTGGGAACGCCTCCGCCCCCGCCGCCCCCAGCATTGAGGGCGTCGATGGTGTCGGGATGCAGCGCGACGAGGGCAACATTGTTGCCGTTCTCGTCGAGCGCGTGGATGAACGGTACGCCGAGTTTCGATCCCCGGATGACAGTCAGGCTCATGGTCCTCTCCTAGTAGAGACACAAAGGGTTGGCCGGCAGTGTAAAGCCCAGCGCGTTTGCAATCAATTTCAAAATCGGGCTACTGAATAGCGACGGTAACGCTCTGGGCGGCATTGGCCGCTGCGTTGACGCCCGTGTAGGTGTAATTGCCGGCAAGCGTGTACGGCTCTTTGTCGAGGAAGTGTTTCCCCACCATGATGAACCGACAAGGATTACTGCCGGCGTCGAAGCGAACAGCGCGAGACAGAACAGCCCATCCATCCGGTTGGTTCATGCCTGTGGAGGCGTTGGAGAGCGCGTAGACGGAGGCCAAGGCGCTGATGCCGACAAAAGGCCCGTCCGCCGTGAGTCCAGCCATCGCCATGGAGTTTGCCGTCGCCTGAACTACCCCCTGGGACGCGATTACTCCAGTCTTCCATCCGCGAATCGCCACGCAGCAAGTCGAGATTCTGCCGCTAACGCTTTGCGTCCAGGTGCGAGTTTGCCCGAGGTCTCCCGCATCCGCCGTCTTGGTATACATGCTGCACCATTGCGACGTTGACCCGTCTACGTCCCCGCCTGCGGTTTTCGCCAACACCCAACCCGAAGGCGGGGTCAGCGTACCGCGATGGAGCAAAGCGCATACGAGCAAGTCCCCTACCTTGGTCCCCGCAGGAACCGGCATGGTGCAGGTCGTCGATGTGGCCTGATATTGCTCTAGCGAGGCATCCGCTATCCAAGGTATTTTCCCGCCCATGATGAAGGTCGCTCCAGATGCTTTGTTGAGGATGGCGTTGGGAAGCATGACTACCTCCCTAGGTGAGCGCAACGCTTTTCAGCGTGCCGCCCACATTGGCCCAGAGCTTGGTGTCGCCACTGGTGCTGTTGTGGAAGACGCCGAAGGTGCCGTCTGCGATCTCGTCGGTGGTCGGGTCAGCATCGAGCGTGACGACGCGCCCGTTGCTGGCGTACATGAACCATCCCTGGTTATCCAGGTTGGTCAAGGCGAACTGCGTCATGACGCCATCGCCACCAGAGACCGCAGGAACCTCCCCGCCGCCCTCGACCGCGACGCTGGGCCAGCCGGCAACCGTGTAGTTGTCCTCGGTATTGATGAACTGGATCAGCAGGTCCGCACGCTTGCCAGCTTCCCCGGAGGGCAACGTGATCGCCGTGATGTTTTCGGACAATTCAACGACGACGGTATCAGTGCCGTCAGGCAGCGCTGACAGGTCGAGAACGCCAGAGGCCGACGCGACCGTGGCAACCTTGCCTCCAGCATCTCCACCCCCGCCCAGAAGCTGCCACTTCCCCCCGGTATGCTCGTAGTAGAGGTCCGTGCCCTTGAGCCGCACCATCCAACCGCGCGCCGGGGTGCTGAAGACCCAAGAGCCGCTACCCAGACGGGCATACTTGCCGGCTTGCCCGGCAAAATCTCCGGTAGGTGCGGGGCCGACAATCACGGCCGCGCCAGGGCGGATATCCGTACCGTCCACCATAGCTCCCGTAGCCGTGGGCGGGGCGTCCGGCACGCCAGAGACTTGGCTTTTCATGGCCGTTGCGCCGGGAGGCGTCCGCCCCCAGAAGCCGACAAGGCCGGAGATGGTGTCCGGCTCCGCGCCAGCATCCAGAGCGGCAATCTCGGAATCCGTCAGGTAGCGGTTGTATACGGCCACGCGGCCGTACTGGCAGGCCGAGCGGAACGACGAATTATCATCGTGGCGCGTGCCAATGCCTATATAGCTGTTTGCCGTGCCGGGGTCCGTGAACGTCTGCGTGATCTGTTTCTCGGCGTGAACGCCCAGGAAGTCGATAGCGAGTTTGGTCGCGCTCTTGCCACGCGCAAAAGCGTTCAGCCAGACATCGTTCCCCGGGTCAGCGACGATACCGCCTGGAGAGAACGAGACTGCCGAACCGTTGATGAACAGGTAGGGATTGACCATTCCGCTGAGGATCGAATAGCTGAAGTAGACCGCGCCGTACCCCGACCCGCTTTGGCCGATGTCGAACATCGTGTTGGTCGGCGGGGAGGACGTGGCCTTGGTCTTCAGACGGACGAATACGGTGAATTCCGTTGCTCCGTTCAGGATGGCCGCGCCGCCCGCAATTACCGCGCCGGAACGCGGGGACGCCGAGGCCGGATTGGCGGAGCCAACGACTACAGGGTCAAGCGCCAACTCGTTCGGACTGTTCGGCTCGAACTTGTCGATATTGGTTACCGAGAGGTCGCCCAGGTCGATAGTCTTCTGGTCCTCTCCGGCCGAGGTCACATTCCCGTACGTCAGGGTGTTGCCCTGGCGGGCCAGTCCGCGCGTTACGCGGGTTCGCGGCGGCAGCATCTGAGACGATACAGCCCCCTGGGTGTCAGTCAGGCTCAACTGCCCCGTCTCGGGGTTGTAGTCGGCCGCGATGAGCGGATCGCGGTACGGGTAGAAGACCTTTGCGCCGGCCGCCCAGGTTTGAGGAAAATAGCCGTAGTAACCCCACGAAGTTACCGTGCTGTCCTTCAGGATAACGACAGCCGTGTTCGAGTCTACAGAGATCGACAGAACCTCCGGCAACCCGGTGGGAATAGTGGCGATGTGGTACGTGGTGTCATAGCTCAGGTCTCCCCAGGCCCGTACTTCGCCGGCAGTCGTAACGCCGAAGGCGATCTGAGGGGTCATGGCTATCGACTTGAACCGTACATCCGTAGGGATGTCGTCGATCATCTCCTGAACGAGGTTGCTGGAACTCCCGCCTACCAACACCTTACCGTCAGAACGCAGGGCCATGAACATATAGCCAGCGGCGGCGACAGCAACGATGCCCTTCCAGTCGTCGGTCAGTGGGGTGTGCGTCGTGCCGAGACCAGGGACCAGATCAACGCGCCCCGTCTTGCGGAGAACCAGCAAGCAGGTCTGCGAAGCGGCGACGGCGGCGACATTGCTGTAGTCGAACCCTGCCGGGAACTGCCAGGGATAGTAGTACGACGGAACATCGTTGTTCCAGACATGCAGCGTGCCGAAAATATCTACTGCCGCGCCGGGGTGGTAACCATCGACCGCAGCGAACATTGCGATGTCTTTTAGCCCGGCGGGGTATCCGGTGGCGAGGGGATAGCTACTGCCGCCCACGACTGCCGTGGTCCCGTCCTGATAGCTGAAGAACTGAGGATCGAAGCTATAGGAACCCAGGAGCAAAGCTGCCTGAACGGGCTTCGTCGGGCTGGTGGAGGGAGTCCCCGCGCCATTCAGCAACTGTCCGGCAGGCGTCAGCATGCGCTGTCCGGCCGGGAAAATCTTTCCAGCCCCGGGCGCTCCCTGCTGCGTATGCGAGATGGGCGGAAGCGGAGAGCCGACGTTCATGGACGAGAGAACAGAACCGTCCTTTGCAATCAATTGCAAAATACCCGTGGCGGCGTCGAACGTAGCGGCCGACGCATACAGCGTGTCGATACGCATCCAAGTCTTGTTCTTGCGAGCGTACGTGCCTCCGCTATCCGGGGCTTCGTATACGGGTTCAGGAACCTCTCGGACGATGTTTGCGCCGGGGACATGATAGCCTCCAGAAATCGGAAACTCTCCGGTCTCGGCGCTAGAATAGACGTGGACATCCGCATTGGCCCGGAGTACCGCCATTCCCAGACCCATGCTGGCCGGATTGGTGGACAGGGTTTGCAGTACCACCGCGTCGCTGATCGGGTACGATGAGGGGTCCATCCCCAAGGCCGGGAGAACGATAGAGGGGTCTTCCGCATGCAGTACGCCCGAGGTATCTACCCAAAGCGTCGCCGCCCCACCAAAATCGACGGCATCCTTTACGCCAGACAGCGTGGACAGGATTGTGTTTGAAGACAACTGGCCCCCGTACGCGATGGCCGTCCCGTCCTGGAGGATCAGGACAACGCCATACTGTGCAGAGTAGTGGTTGATAGCAGATATCCGGGCTACCGGCCCGATACCGCTGGGGATGTCAAGGAAGGAGGCAGCAGCAGAGTCGCTGGAGTCTCCCCAGGCTACCAGGGAGCCGTCAGTCTTGAGGGCCAGGAAGCATTTGTTCAAGGCGACGAGGCCCTGGACGCCGGATAGGCCACTGGGGGGTTCGTGCCACGTAGCCGTGCTCTCGCTGTTGACGAGATACGTGGAGACGGTGCCGTCTTCGTGGACGATGCCATAAGCGTACGCGCCAGCCGCAGCACCTACAGCATCCGTGACTGCCGGAGGCGTGATCGCGTAGTTCGCCGGGAGATGCTTGTTGCCCCAGGCGACAACCGAGTGATCGGCTCGTAGAGCGAGTGCGTAAACGGTGCAGCCCTCAGCATCCGTGGAGATGGCAGAAAAGTCGTTGCTGCCGTATACCGCAATGATGTCGGACAGCGCCGGGATATCGTCGATACCCGTTTCCATGTCCGCGTAGTCGCTATTCGCGCCGGAGAAAACCGAAGTACCGTAAAAGGCTACGACGCCGGTCTTACGGAGGCCGAGATGCGCCGCGCCGGAGTTGGCCGTCGTGACGACGCCAAAGCCCGGACCGCGCCAGACGCTCTCCGTCTCGATAGGGGCAGGGGGAGGATCGCCGCCCGTGATCTCGGTCCATGTACCGGATTGTCGGCCGTACTGCTTACCGTCCATGGGAGCCTCGGGAATGCCGTCTCCCCCGCCGCCTCCCTGACCGTCATCGACCCAGGCGCTACCATCGAACCAGATACGCGAGCCATCTGCCAACAGGCGAGCAAACCAGCCCTTCTTCGCGGGAAGAAATATCCAAGCATCGTCCAGGTAGACCGCGATGTCGTTGGTGTGGCCCGCCCATGCGTCCGTCGCGCCGGCAGGGACGATATAGCGGTCACCCTCGTTCGGCGAGGCCGGAGGGGTCTGCGTCGTCATGCTCAGGACGGAAAGCTGCGATACCGTGTCGAGCAAGACCAGCGATTCGTTGGTGGGCTGGCCCCAGCCGCTTTCGGCATCGTCCCACCCGTACGAGATGCCCAGATTCGGGCCAGTTTTTTGCGGCATGTTAGCCTCCGAAGTTATTGCCCCAGTTGAAGCCCCAACCGGCCGGGAACACATCATAGTGCTGAATGGTAACGCGATACTGCTGCCAGGACACTAAGCCCGCCCGGACTGACTCCAACTCGACAATCATGTTGGTTGGTTCCCCGGTCGGCGTGCCCCAATCCGCCAGAATATCGGCGGCGGTGTAGGTCCAGGTGTTGGCCGTGATCCCGGCCTGCGTGCGCTTGACAGTATCGTCGGACGGATCAACGATCCGAACCGTGTAGGTGGTTCCAGGCTCCGGCCCGATGTCCCCTTCTTCATGTGCGATCAGTTGGTCCTGCTCGATCAGCCTATCGCGGTGCGCCCAGGACATGACCAGATCACCCTCGGCCAGTACCGCCTCCCCGAAGCGTTGGCCGTTCAAGCGGAAGTTCCCAGGCGGGTAGGGCAGGGCATGGCGCTGTGCTACGGTCGCATTGTCCGGCGCGGCATTGGCCTCCGGCAGCGTGGCCGACGAGGTACGGGTCAGCAGCTTGTAAACGACATCTTCGCCGTCCGTGTACTCGGTCTCGTCGTTGCCGTTGTACTGCTCGTAGAACCATATACGGTCCCCGGCCAAGTGCTTGGCAGGAATCGTGTCCGCGACGCCGCGCTTGATGCGCAGCTTGTTGTTCTCGATGTCGATGGACTCGATGGCGACCAGTTCCTCCCCGATCAGAGCAATTTCGCCCACGACAACCAAGTCGAGATCGACAGGGTTGTTGACGGTGATGTTCTTCGTGTAGTGGCCGATACCAGTCTTCAGCGTAGCCGTGGGGGTGAAGTCTCCCGACCCGTGATCCGCGTAGCTGGTGCCGCCGTCATGCGAGGCCCGGACAAGGTAGTTCAGCGCCGTGCTCGTCGGCTTGGAGGCCATGACGCCCATGAAATCAATTGCATCATCCAGGTAGTCGAGATCGGGGGCAGACATGACGCGAGCCAGATCGCGGTACGGGACCGTCATGTAGCGGCGATTCTGCGAGGGTACAGGGTCGGAAGACGGAGGTTGCCAGCCGCCCGGCTGCGGATCGATGTAGCTGGTCATCGGGAATCCGAAGACATCCTGGATGGCCGAGATGGTCAACGAGCCATCGGTGATGTCGGCGTCCACGATCTGGCCGGAGCGCAGAACCATATTGTCGATGCCGCGCGACGGGTCGGAGACGCGGAAGGCTGCTGCCGGAGCCAACTTGAATGCGCGTCGGTCCAACTTGACCTTGAAGCGACGGAGACCGTACGACTCCGCCCGAAGGTCTCGCTGTGCCAAACGTAGGGCCAGTTCAGCGTTCGGGCATCCAGGGTAATCGCGCGTGTCGCTGAATACCTGCCCGTCGCTCTGAAGGTTGGCGATGTTCTGTACGCGGACCTGTCGGTCTTCGTCGTCTACCGGGTCATGGTACTTGACCACGACCTCGTTCAGGGCCTTGTCCCGCGCGCTGGCGTCGTCTTCCTCAATATCCAGCAGGCCGGAGTTCTTGGTGAAGAGCGGCAAGTCTTCTATCTGGTAGTCGTCTCGGATCAGCCGGAGCGTCATCAAGCCCGAGCCACGATCAACGTACAGCGCCGCGCCGATGTGGTCGAGAATCTGGCCGACAAACGACTGGAGCGTGTCTTGGCGCGCCCAGCGCAGGCAGAGACCGAACCCCTCATCGCAAAGCGTGTTGGCGGCCGATACGAAACTCTCTTCGTTGAGCATGCTGCGCGGCAAACCCCGCCCCCAATCTCGGTTCGTCAGGCACTCCAGCAGCATGTGCGCCGGGTTCATGGCATACACGTCGAACGGATCGCTGGGCAGAACATGAATGGAGCGCATGGGGATCAGCGCCTTTTCAGGATACCAGCAATCGTCGTTATCCCAGCCTTTGCTCCAGCGCCGGACGCGCATCTTCCATTGTTTGGGGTACGGGTTGAGGGAACAAACCAATCCGTCGTAGAACAGCGTGACGACCCCGCGAAAGCCGGGAACGATAGCGCCTTCAAGCATATCCACCAGCGGCTGAACCGGGGTCTGGTCCGGCCCGCCCATCATGACCCAGCAAGTGCCCTCGATACCCCCTTCGCCGTTGTCGCCTCCGAACAGATCGCCGGCCCGGATTTTAAATGACTGGTTGCCAACGATTGGGTCCGGGGGAGGGTGGTGCGTATAGACCGGAATGGGCGGCAAGGGAAGCCCGGTGACAGGATCGGTCTGTTCGATATGGCCGGTAACCTCGTCCCAGCCGAGCGGCCATGCGATACGGTCACCCACTCGAATGGCGACGAGTTGGTCTACCGGCCCACGCCCCAAACCCATGTGGATGCCGAAGTAGTACCGATAGCCGATAGTGACGCTACTGCTCTTCCCGCCGCCCATTTTGTTCCCTCTTTCTCATTTGTTCGACCGCCCGCGCAGCGAAGGCGTCTCCGGTGGCAAGCACCGCATCAGCATCCAGTCCGCCGCGTACCAGTTCCCTGAAATCGAACCCGTACCGTTCGCACCATTCGCGCGTCCCCTTTACGCAAAAACCGGGCTTCTTTCTCCCGGTTTCGATTACGCGCACATCTGCCATGTAGACGCGGTTGGGTTCATACTCTCGGGTCGTCATTTGCCGCCGCTCCGCTTGATCGGTTTGGTCCTGAAATTCCCGTAGGTCAAGACCATCCAGTCAGGTGTCCAGTTGTCCCCGAAGAAGACGCATTGCGGGGTGCCTTCGTCGTACTGCGGAAAATCGAAATCGGAAAACGCCGCAGGTTTCTGGTCTTGCGGTCGTTTCGCCGTCGCCTGAGAGATGAAGTACGAAGCGATCAGGACAACGATGTAGTAGATCAAGGTATACATTGCCTCTCCTAGAAAACCGGGTCGCCGTCGAAGGGGCTTTTACCCATCAGGTTCGGATCACCGCCGTAGTTTAGATGATTATTGAACTTCGAGGAACACACATTTGCCGTGCGGTTGCAGCCGGCGTAGGCCCGGATCGTCTGCCCTACCTGGAGGCCGTCCGTGAGGGCCATCAACGTAATGGTGGACCCTGAGTGTTGGTCGATGCCGCGTCGCTCGAACGTGCCTGGGTATATCTCCCATTCAACGAAGCCGCCCGCAAACCAGCCAGTCTCTTTGCCGGCAAACGCGGCCGCCGTGATAGACGTGCCGCCCAGGGCCTGGATCGTCGCCGTGACCGCGAAGTTGTTCTTATTGACTTTGCAGAGATGGTCGTAGAGGTAGTGGTGGCAGTTCCGCTCCCAGGACAACCGCAGACCATTGCGCTTGAACGACGCGGACAGCGTAAAGCAAGTGATCTTGTATTGGTTGACCTGGGTCTGGCCGACCTCACTCACGTCCCCGACCCAGATGACCGGGGCGTCGTCAGTCCCGAACTGGCCCTCTCGTACCGTGACGAAGATCGTGTTGCTCGGGGGCGTGCCTCGGAACATCGGGCCGATAGCTACTGCGTCCGAGCAAGTGATCTCGAACGAGTCCTGGTCGGCCTGTTCAGTCTGCCGCATGCCGCCATCCGTAATACCCCCGCGCGGGGACGTGTAGACCTGCCCATTGAACAACCAGTCCTCGTCCGCCGACGTGTAGCGCCAGACCTGGGTGCCCATCATGAATTCGTACAGGCGGGCAGGGAGGCCGCCGAAGTTACTCAGATATTCGTTTGCCATGTCAGTACCTTTTTACAGAACGCCAGCCGTGCGAGGTTTTCCGACAACCCGCGCAGGTATATGCGGCGTGTTCCGGGCCGGGCAAACCTGA